CGAATCGCCAAGGGACGCATCAATTGCTAAAATATTGTTGGCATAATCGCTTTCAATGCCAATTAGGTCCGATGATCTCCCTTGTGAAGCAGCCAACTCAGCAGCAGCCTTTGCCTCGGCATCCGCGATAATCTTTGCATTCGCTGCAACGTGAATGGCATCAACCTGTGCTCCGTGCTTTAATTCCTCGGCAGCAACCTCAGCATTTTTCGTTATGATTATTTGCTTGGTGATTTCTTTGCCTGCTCGATATTCCTGCGCTGTTCTCTGGGCAATATTTCTCGCACCTTCGACTGAAGCAGTTGCAACGCCTGCAAGGCCTTCTGCGATTTGATCAACGTCGAAAGTAAACAGACCTGAAAGAATTGTCTTTAAGTTGCCAAATATTCTGGCCGACTCAATTACCAATTGGTCGAATGCTCCAAATATTGCAAAGGCAAATTGACGTGTGGCGTTTTCAACCTCTGCCATGTGCGTAACGATGTACCCTAAAGCCAGGACCAAAAGTCCTAATCCAGTCGCGCCGACAAGACCCCGAACAACTGTCGTCGTTCCAATAAGCGCCACGTTCAAAGATCCGAGCGTCGTGATTATAATTGGAAGGCTAGAAGCGCCGAAAAGAAGCCCCGCAAATGCAGCGCTGATTCCTAAGACCGCCGCAGAAAACTTTATCATCTCTGCGTTATTAGAAATTGTCGTTATTAAATCTCTAAGAAAAACGGCTGCCTGTGAAATGAAAGGAGCAAACTGTGCGCCGATAACCTCGCCAAGGTCTGAAATTGAGTTTTTAAGTTGATCGATTGCGCCGAGACCTTTTGTCGCTGCCGCAGCCTGGCCACCGAATCTAGTTTCTAACTCTGTCAAAATGAGAGCCTGCGCTTTGCCAACTTCTCCAGACTCAACAAACCCTTGGATCAATTTTTTTTGCACGTCACTGAAACGAATGCCAACTCGCGAAAGGCCAGCCAATCCTTCAATCGGGTCATTCAATGCCTTGCCAACTTGGAGCGTAGCCGTTTGAAGGTCAATACCTAAACCAGCCGCTACGTCCACAATTGATTTCTGCGCTCGCGGGAAAATATCTTTTCCGAGTTTATCGAAAGTTAAAAGCAGGCTCGACGACGCCAGCGCTGCCTCATCTGAATAAATAGTTGTGCTTTGAATTTCAGTTGCAAGGGCATTTATATCGGAAGACGTCAACCCTGCGGCGAAACCTGTTGACTGCAATGTTGCAGCAAGTTTGTTCTGTGCAAGTTCTGCTCCTTTGAATTCATTAACCGCAAGACCAATAACGCCAGTGATTGCAGCGAACGCTCCGGCAGCAACCAGAGCCGCTTTCTCGATAGAACCACCGAGATTCTCAGTCGCACCCTTCGCCTCATTTAACGCAGAGACTGCGCCGCTCGCGTTGCCTCCGATTTCAATTACCGCGTCTGCCATTTGCCATCCTTCATTTCTTTAAAAAGGTCGTCGGCGTGTTTGTCGGCAATGATATCGCTTTGCGTCTTTGGCTTTGCCATTTTAATCGCGGCAGCCCTTCTCCTCACTGGCCTAACAACGCTTTTAAAAGTTGCACCGTTAATTCTTCCTTGAAAAATCATGTTGTCGAAATCTTCCTCGTTTATGCAATCAAGAAAATCTTGAACCTCGATATAGGTCAACTCCATGATTTCCGCCTTTGTCCAGCCATACGCCCTCGCCAACTTATGAAAAACCATGGCCCAGTCTACTGACTCGTCTCCGCTTGCTTTTCCACGTGCTGCTGCAGGATTTTCGGCACCTGGGCCTCCGCTTTTTTTAGCGCTTCACCGATCATTTCAGGAACACCTGGAATTGCGCGATTTAATTGCATCGAAACCGCTGCTGCCATTTGAGACTTGGAAAGTAAGTCTGCAGGAACAACTTCGCAAAGTTCTTTCCAGTCTCTAAAATCAGCCTTCCCTTTTTCTCCAAGTAAAAGCCAAAGCGCATAGATGATCGCCTCACCGTCAAACTTCGAAAAAAGTTCTTCCCATTTTTCTCTGGTGCCAAATTGATTTTTCAATCGGACATCAATGGCTATAGAAAACTTTTTTAGTTCGTATGTTTTTCCTGTCGGAAGTTTGACGGAAAAAGGTGCCTCTATCCCGAGCACATCGTTATTTATTTTTTCTTGATCCATCAATCCCCCTTAAATAACTTCCTTGACTGCGTTAACTTCGAAAACAGCGTCTGCTGTTGAATCGTAAAGAAGTTTCATTTCAAGTTCAGGCTTCGCAAATTCGTTTGCCTGGAATCCAATCGGCATACCAGCGCCACGGCACTTGTAGGCGTGAACCTCAAATACTTTTCCGTCTGCTGCTTTCTTTGCTGTCATTCTTGCGCCAAATTCTGGGAATGTCGCAGACGCCTTGCCGACAATAATGTTTGACCGACCGGAATGATCTGTAAACACGTCGAAATATCCAGAATGACCCGCTGTCATTGCAACCGTTCCAGAGCCACCGACGAGGTTCAGCCCAGTCGTAGGAATTTCCGTCACGCCTGCGGTATCAGATACCGTCAATGGCGACGCCGTAATCTTCAGCGCGTCGCTGATAGAAGCCAATGACACCCCGCGACTTTGATCTATGTTTGACTGCATGTAAACGTCAACAGTCGTCGCGTTAACTGCGACCACAATGTATCGGCCATGCTTTAAACGTGAGGCTTCGCTTGATCTCAGCGCAATGCTAGCCAGACCAGTGTCTGCCTTCGGCACCGTCGTCCCTGAAATTGCAGTGATTGCCGTAACTTCTCCGGTCGCATCCAGTGCCGTTGTGGTAACTGTCGCGCCGAGAAAAAGAGTAAAAAGAAAATCTGGATATTCACCAGCGGTAAACTTAAAGCCGCTTTCGATCTTTCCGACTTCAGATGCCCACGGGTATGGATTGCTCCCGCCGTAAAGGTCATTCAGTTCCGCGCTTAGCGAAATTTCACCACCGTCTAAAACTCTTACTACACCGTGCGGCAGTAAGGTCGTGCGACTGTATGGAATGATCGAATGAATTCCGTATACTTCCCTGGGTTGTGATAAGGCCATTTTTCAAATCTCCTTTAGATAAAGTTTGCTTTTATTAAAATTCCTGGGTCTGTCCTGATAACTTCGCCCTCGGCGTCCTCCATTTCAATGGAAGGAATCTGCTCGATAAGCAAAGAAGTCGATGAATTAATAACGTCGAATTTTGCAGCAATGCACTCCTCGAGCGCTCGCATGTAACGCAGGAATGAACGCTTGATTTTTTCCTGCGTGTCCATAATGAAACCCGCACCGCCAAAGGCCACGTAAACAGTGATCTGCTTTGATACAGCAGACCCGTTTGCCGACGACGGAGTAGATCCGAACACGTCGACAACAATCCAAGGGTCAACGTTTACCTCGTCTGGTAAGCCACCGAAAAAATATGAAGTGTTTGCTGGAGCCGCCAGCGTAATACCGAAACCGTCAGATGCAAACTCTGCATTGAGCGCTGTTATCTTCGTGGGCAAATCGTCCTGAAGAATGTCAACCACGGTATCTAGCAGTCTCTCAATGTCGAACTTTCTACCCACCTTCCACCTCCGGGTTTTTACCTGAGAATGGTTTTAAAATGTGTGCTTTTAAAATGTTCGTGTAGTTCTTTTTTCTTTGCTCATCGATAAAAAGAAAAGGTCGATAAGGAATCTTTCGACGCGCATCCTTGGAATTATGATAAATTCCGTATGGGACACTCGTTCCAAAAATGAGACTGCGTGGGCTTATGATCGAAATATTTTCCCCGCCAGGATTTGTTAAACTCGCAGCAAGTCTTCCGTTATAAAAAAGGATTGGGTAGGCGCTTCCGGTCTTTTGTTTTTTCCTGATCTTATATTTCGGAGAGAGGTCTTTAAATTTCCCGGCTGATCTTAATTGAAAAATTTGGCGCTGGAGTTTAAATTCCTGGCGTTGAATAATTGAGAAAGCAACCGTCAAATCCTTCGCAGACTTAAGCGCCTCCGTAAACTTATTTTGAAGTTCACGGTAGTTTTTTAACTCGATCTTTAGTAGGCCTTCATTGACCAATCCGTCTACCATTGGTCATCCTCGTATTTAAAAACAGGCTGCTGGTCCGACTCAACTCCGTAACTGTTGGCCTTTGTTGTCTTTCTCTGTGCGTCGATCAATGACATTTTCCCGGTCATGATTTCATCGAGTAGCGCCATCCCCTCGTCACGCAATGCCTTGGCCTCATCTTCCTGCGACTTTTGCTTGGCTCCCGCCCCACGCGCAAGGATTCTTTTGATTCTTGCCTTTGTCAACATTAGCACAATGTTTTTCAAGATAAGGAGGGAGGAAGTCCCTGAAGCCACTGGTACGCTATACCTGCTGGCAATCTTCGAGTCGATAATGGCAGAATCAAGTTCAAGGAAAAGACCAACCTCGACCCTGGTCACACCAGTGGAAGCAGTAAAAGAAAGATTTAAAAATTGAGACTGTAAATCCTGGAAAGTGGCATAGGCTGCAATCGCGTGAAATTCTATCGTTACTGTGTCCGTTGTGGATGCATTGCCGTCGTCAGCCTCCAATTGAAAAACATAAATTCCTGCCGCGCTAACTGTCCCGGTCGATGTCGGACTGCTAGCGTCGTTAAAGACAACAGTCGAACCATCAGGCTTTGAAATTACAGTCCATTCAATAGTCAAAGACCCTGGCGGATCTGGGACGTCGTCGTCAAGCGCCGAGCCTTCGAGCGTAAAAGTGTTTTCGTCTGGCCATGCAATTACCTGGTCAGCGCCGGCTGAAACAATCGGCGCATCATGTACCAATATGCTAACCGTGTCCGAGTGAGTCAGAAGCGAATCGCTTGCGGTTAGACTTAAAACGTACGTTCCAACCACAGAAAAATCTGCGTGGGTTGTCGCAATTGTGTCGTCGGTAAATGTGACAGTCCCAGGACCTGAAACCTTTGTCCAAGTGTATGAAATAGCCCCGGGCGAAGTCGGGAAACCGTCATCTGTCGCAGACCCTGCGAGTGTTGCACCTGCAGCCAATGTGACAGTTTGATTTGCCCCGGCATTGGCCACTGGTGCAGCGTTCGCCGTTATTGTAACCGTGTCCGCGTTCGTCAAATGCGAATCGCTCGCGGTTAGACTTAAAACATAAACGCCAGACGCGCTAAATTGTGCTGTCGTCGTCGGGTTTGTCGCATCCGTAAATGTAACAGTTCCAGGACCGGAAACCTTGGCCCAAAGATAAGTCAAAGTCGCCGGAGGACTCGGAAAACCGTCATCAGTTGCAGACCCGGCCAAGGTCGCGCCTACAGTTATGTTTACAGTTTGGTCAGGTCCAGCGCTAGCAACCGGTGCCGTGTTTACGTTTATCGTTACGTCATCGGTATGGGTTAGCAGCGAATCGCTCGCCGTCAATCTTAGGACGTACGTTCCGACTACCGAGAAAGAACAGGTGGTCGTCGGATTCGTGCTGCTTGTAAAGTTAACGGTTCCTGGCCCTGAGAGTTTCGCCCATGAATATGTAATTGTCCCGGGTGATGCAGGGATTCCGTCGTCTGTTGCAGAGCCAGCCAAAGTGGCACCTGCAGCAAGCGTTACGTTTTGATCAGGTCCAGCGTTGGCAACTGGCGCGTCGTTCGCGATTATTGTAACCGTGTCGACGTCATCGAGTGCAGAATCGTCCGCAGTTAGGCTTAAAACGTATGTCCCAGAGGCTCCAAAATCCGCGTGGGTTGTCGGGTTTGTCGCGTCTGTGAACGTCACCGATCCAGGACCAGAAACCTTCGCCCATAAATATGTAACTGTTGCCGGGGGATCTGGCTGTCCATCATCGGTCGAAGATCCTGCCAAAGTGGCACCAACAGTCCGCGCTACTGTTTGGTCAGGACCAGCGTTGCAAACTGGCGCAGCGTTTGGAACACCCGCAACGGTTATCGTCACCTGATCGGTAACGTCAGCACTCAACCCATCGTTTACAGTTAGGGTTAAAGTGTAAACCTTATCAACGCTTGAAACGTTAGCAGGGAAACTTGCAACCGGGTTTAAAATTGTATCGTCGTCGAAAGTTAACGCACCGTCGTCGACGTCCCACGCATAGGTAAAAGACCCATCTCCGCCGCTCGCCGTAGCATCAGAAAGATTGGCACTTGTGGTAACTGCAGAAACACTTTTGTCGGCCCCTGCAAAGACCGCAATCGTCGGGTCAATATCTGAAGCATTGGCGACAATAAAATCATCAACCTGAAACCCGTTCCCGCTGCCGTCGTTTGGCGAAACACCGGCCACGTTAAAATGGAAGCGAATGGTCCCGGTACTAATTGAAGCGCCAACCATGTCGCGGATACCAGTCCACGAAGTGAAAGCACCGCCTAAAATGTAGGCTCGCAAGTCACCGCCTGAAACAAATTCATACTTAAGCCAATAATCTGTGTCAGCGGAAAATGCACGGTCAGCAAATCCTGCAGACGCGCCCCAGGACGTTCCGCCAACTGATCCAGCATTAAAAAATAAATCGTAACCCTCATCTGTAATTAACGTAGAGTTTTTTCTCTGCCCCAATTTAAAAGCAGTCTGCGCCGCCGCAGCATTTGAAACGCGAAATTTTAAATAAACAATTGAACCAGCGACATATGTCCACCCAGCGGTATGGTAAGAGCCATTCCCAAAGTCGACGTAGGAACTGACGACAAGATTATATTTCCCGCCAGAAACGCTGATCGTTGCGTTTGGGCTCGCGTGTGTAAAATCTGAATCGCTTGAAAAATCTGTGTGGGCAATGTAGGCCATTCGTTAGTCGATCCACCGCGTGAAAGAGGTTAGCATTTCTCCCGTTCCATCGTTTGGGAAAATTCCTGCAACGTTTTTGTGCCAGTGAATTTTTCCGCTCGTGATTCCTGCGTCCATGATTCGAACGCCATGCCAACCAGCGCCAAGATTTGCGCCTTTAATGTAACTCAACACCTTGCCGTCATCTCTGAATCGATATCGCAGCGTGTAATGAATACCTTCATGAACTTCTCGCGCTATAAAATTGCCGGTGTCAACATTCCATGATGTCCCGCCAATCTTTCCCTCGTTTAGGTAAAGAGAGTATCCTTCGTCGGTCAATCCGTTTGCATCGCGACGAAACCCAAACTTGATCGCGGTTTTATCGTTTGCCGCATCAGATAAAATAAAGTCCTCTTCAATCGTTAGGCCATCGCTCCAATTTACTCCCTCATCGTCGAAACTTCCAAGGGTGTCCCACGAAACCAGGTCTGGCTTGTAAACTCTAAACTCGGCAAAATTAAACTGAACACCTGAAGTTGAAACATGAGAAAACTTGTCTGACTTGAGCCATTGCACTTGCTTTATGATCATTTCACTCGCTCCTTTTTGAAAGATCTCTAAGGATTAAAATAATTTCTACATTCTTCAAGTTGTGCTCCTCGTGGTAGTCCAGCATCTTCTCCAGCACTCTTCTTTCCTCTGACAAATGATTCCTTATGTCATCGATCAGCGCATTTTGCTCGCCCACCATTCTTGCATTTAATTCTATCGTGTCAGCCGCAGTCTTTTGAAATCGGCCGCGCATAAACACCCGGGTGAACCCGTAAAAGAACGACACGACTGCCGCGACCGAAGCACCTACAACTGAAACCAAATCTCCAATCTGTTCCGCACGAATTTCCAAAACAAAAACCTCACTTGGTTTTCAAAATTCCTTCGATCTTGTCCTTTGTTAAAAAAGTTCTCCAAAGGTAATTTGCGGCACCAAGTATAGAAAAAATAATCACCGGGTTTTCCCGCAAAAATTGCGCACCAGCGTTTGAGAAAAACCCAACTGAGGCAACGATTGCAACTGACGCAACATTCATCCAATTTTGAGTCGATTGGACGAGTGGCTTTGTCTGCAATGCATCTGCTTCTTCTTGTGTCGGCATGGTAACCCCCCTGGTTAGTACATTAATAAATCTACTGTTATTGCCTGAGCGCTTCCTTCTCTAGTAACGCCAACCGTCACCGGAGAAGTTTGCGCTGTTATATTTTCTTGTTGTCCCGTTGCATCATAAGTAACTGTCACAATTCCATTTGTCGCCGATGATGAAAGATTTGGGATTGCTTCAATTGAAACTTCTAAAGCGTTTGCAATAGCATTCGCCGAAGCGCCTACCGCAACGTCGATCTGTTGATAGGAACTTGCATCGGAAAGGTTAGGTGCTGTCCCGAGTCCACCAACATTGAACCAAGCGTAATAAACCCCCTCAACACCAAGAGAATCAATTACCGGCGTTCTCATGTATGTGCTTTGATAATTCGAAGCAGCGCCCGCTGTCGTATTGTCAATCGAAAGGCCAGAGTCACCTTGCGCTGCCAACAATAGAACGCTTGAATCACTTGCAACACCTGTCGCATTATTCTGAACGGTCATCGTTCCGTCAGCCGCACCGTCGTTTGTGGTGAATGCCGAAGAAAAACCCGTAATGTTAGAGAGGCACAGTTCCGCTGCCGCAGCAACTTGCGCCGCTGTGCTCGACGCAGAAATGTCGCACAATATTTTTCGCCCAGATTTGACAGCATTCCATGCCGCCGTAGAGGGGTCTGGTAGTCCGTCGCCGTTTGAATCTAAAGCAATTCCGTATCCAATGCCTGCCGCTGTTTTAAAAATGACAGCCTCCCCGTCAGTATCAAAACCGGCAGTCGTTTGAGTCACCGCAATAGACGCAGCCGTATTCGTGTCGCCTAAGTTCTTGGTCGTCGCGTCTGTTGTTTTTCCGACCTCGATATTTGTAAAAGAAACAACGCCACTTGATGCAGCGTCAGAAAGTGTAAAGTAAGAGGTCGCAGAACCTAAAGAATTGAAAGCTGTTAAGACAAGATGGCCAACGTCATATGCTGAAACGGCAGTCGAAATGTTAACGTTCACCTTTCTCGAAGATGCAACTGAAGAATAAATAGAACCAGTCGGCGCAGCATCTGATCCGGTTTTATTCAAAGCCGCTGCCCACGCCTGGCCGTTTGGCCGGTAGACTACAATGTAATCACGCGCAGTTGTTCCAGAAAGACTTGAAAATTGAAACGTGTCGACGTTTGCCCGATTTTTAATCGGGAACGTAACGGTATCCAAATCCTTGACAGCACTTTCAGCAGGGCAAGTCACCGTCAAAATCTGCGCTGTCCCAGTATCCGACGCCATGAATTGAATGTCGGAAACCTGCTCGTTTGTAAACCATGCCGGAGAATCTGCCGCGTCTAAATGGTGCCAATTGTGTCCGGCCCCAGTTCTCCAGCGAATGTTCCCGCTTGTTTTAATTCGAAACTGATCGCGTAGACCGCCATGGTATCCGTTGACGGTATCCTCGGAAGCACTTTGAAAATAACCGGCATCATTTTTTGCAGAGTAAATATCAGAGTCGGCAGGAATTAAAAACCTGCCGCCATCGTTGCGCGTTGTTAGTCTCGACGCGTTTACGAAATCACCTTGTGCGGCAATCCCATGACCCTTTGGCGCTAGCGCCTCGCTCGCAATCGCATAGATATTGAAAATCAGAAGTGAAAAAAGGAGAAACACACCAACAAAAAGCGAAAGGTTTTTTTCGATCTTCTTAAAATTGTGCAGCATGCCATTCCCCCAATTGGAAAAACAGGGAGGGGTTTGCAGCCCCTCCCTTACATTTTATTTAATTAAGAGTTGTTAATCTTAATTGCATTTTGAAACCAGCCATAATAAGCACGGCCCATCCATTCAGCGCCGTACAGCATGAAGCCGGTACGGAAGAATGTGTCGGAGCCATCGCCTAAGAAAGTCGGCTTCAGAGGATCGTTTTCTTGTAGACCGAAAGGCATCGTGCCAGGGTCAGCAAGATTGAACAAATACCAATCCGTCAAATCCGTGAGTCTTGCGTCGACGATGTATTTTGCTCGCGACTTATCAACGTTGGTCGTATTGCTCAAAATATCTGCGCCGAGGAATTCACGCGCCGCACTTTCAAGCGCCGGAGGTACAACCGCAACCAGGTCCAAATCTAACCCGTCATTGATCGGAGCGCCCTGGGTGTCTTTCATCCCACGAAACGCAGCAATCGCCGTATTGAAGTCAACCTTCATCAGAGCGGACGTAACACCTCCACCAGTTAGCAAATTGCTTTGAGCGCCGGAGTTTCCAAGCGCCGGATGTGTGGCGCTGAAGAATGCTCCGCCATCGTAACATGCAGAAATGGTTGTTCCTGTTCCCGCAACAATCAACTCTGAAATCAATTTTCCGGGGAACACCTTTCCGCGCAACGTGATCGATTGCATTTTCTGCAATGCCGATCCGGTGTTGTCCAATCGGATTGCGTCCTTGTGGATCTTATGAGTTGCCTCATACCGTTTATTTAATACGGTCAAAGCACGTTCAACTAGACCCTTTTCGATTTTCTCGTCGACAAACTCTACCATTTCAGCAACTTCACCAAAGCCAACGTAGCGCTCAGATAAATTTGCAGAGTTTGAAAATGAAGCAAGCGCTGCCAAAGGATGCGGCGCAGTTGCTTTAAAAGTTTTCTGAAATGCACCTGTCAGACCTCGCTCGAGCGCCGCAGTGCTTACACTAATATCACCCATTGTTTTTTCTCCTAAAAATTGTTTTTAAATTAAGCACCCAACTCAGGCGAACCAGTTCCGCTGTCGATATCAACCCAGGCTTGCGACGTGGAATGAATGCCGACAATGTTTCCGACCTTTTGCTTATTGGTAGCCGATGTAATTGTGCACACCTGATTGTCAGTCGCCCAAACTTTGTCGCCAATGTTTGCAACAGTCAGCGAGTCTGAAAATGTCAAAAGAAAGCGCCCCTTGCGATAGCAATTGCATGACAAGGCTGCACTTGCGCCAGCAGAATTGTCGCACTCATCTGCAGCAACACCGGCAAAAAAAGAGTTGGCAGTCGCAACGGCGTCGTCAAGATATCCAGCCGCTGTCACCATGCACAACTGGCCTTTGTAAATGTGCGCTGCAGCAAGCACCGGGAAACTCTGCAATCCGTCTGAATGCTTCGAGGGAATTTGTAAATTGACTGCTGTATCGGTCATTGAAAAATCTCCTTAAAAGTTAAATTATTTAGTAATCAAAGAATAGGAACCGCCAGCCTTTTTAAACGCCTCAGCCTCAACCCATTCCTTATCAGTCATTCCGAATTTTCGAGCGTTCAACTTGTCTGCCTCAGAAAGGGAAACGGTTTCGCCTTCTGGAGCAGTAGCGTTATCAGGCTTCGAGAGATTTGGCTTTTCAATGGATTGCGATAGCGCAACCACGTCGCCAGTCATGAACGCTTCTTTCTGAGCAAGGTTCAACTTTCCGGCGTGAAGCAAATCATTAAACTGAATTTCCTTCTCTGCTTTTTTTGCAGCCTGCTTCAGGGTTTCAATCTCTGTGTCTTTCGCAGCGGATTCATCAGATAACTTTTTGACAGTATCTTGAAGATCGCTGAATTTTTTAATTTCCGATTGAAGTGAATCAATCTTTTGGTTTCTTGTCTCGATCTCTAACTTGTGGGTTTCCATTGAAATGGTGTCCATTTGCTCCTTCTCCTTTTTCTTTGTTTTCTGTGAATGTAATACTGGTTTTAAATTCTTTAAGAACGGCCGATTAGTTAGGCCACCACCTAATAGCGTGTGCCCCTTTTCGCCAGACTTTGCGTCCATGTAGTTCATGGAAAACTCTGCTGAAAAATAACGGTATTCTTTATCCCTGATTGACTTCGCTCCCTCGGGTGTCCACTCGACGGTAAGAAAAAGATCGTTGCCTGATTTTCCAGTATCAACGCTTTTGATCCACCCAGCCGCTTTGTCGAAAGCATTGTGGCCATAGTCGACCGCGAGGTCTGTGCCCACAACGTTATCTTCAAAGTTTGTTTTCATGTTCTTAATGTGGTCGGCAGTTAATTCCATGTCGCCACGAAAGAAGTCGTTCCACTTGTGAGAATAAAGACCACGAAAAACGGTCGTTAGTTTCTCGTTATCGTCTGAGAATGTAAATTCATTTTTAGAAAGGTCCGTTAAAAAACGGCAGACATTTTTATCGTCCGACGAGTCAGAGTTTTCCTCGTCAAACATTTCCTGCTGGCTCAGCATCTTTCGGGATTCCTTTCGGGTTTCCAATGATCGCTTTAACCCCGTCGCCCAAGTCTACGACAACCATACGGTCAAATTGATCCGATTCACGAACTACACCCAAAAGCCTCCCGCCTTTTTTGACGGTTTCTGAGACTTCAATAAACAAATTTTTCGCATAATTTACGGCATGTTGGCAATCAAATATTTCAGGATCGAAACTCAATGCGTGAATATCGAAAGGCTTGCAATGGTTTGGATCAATCCACTTTCTCGAAAGGACATCAGCCTGAGACTTTCCAAAAATCTCGACCATCTCTTTAAAGTGATCTTTGTCGCAAAGACTGATCTCGGCCTTTCCTGCCTTGGAAGGATAAAGGCCTGCCATCTTATCCTCCTTTGCCTTAGCGAAAGCGCCAGAGCCTTCAGCGTTGGCCTCAAGGTAACTCTTGCAATTCCAGTGCAACGGAGGCTCGTAGCGCAAGGCCTCGTTGTCGGTCTTTGTGAAAACTCGATCCACCAAGTCATTGCAAATCTGTGTCACCGGGTCTGGATTTCTGAATGTGAAACTTTCCAACTGCTCCAAAACGTCGTCGTCAAAGAAAAAGAAGTGTCTGGTTTCATTGACCAATTTTGACGCAGTCGTTAACGCGACACCTTCCACCTTGGCAATTTCCTTTAGTGCAATTTCCTCAAGGTCCTGGCCCAACGTCCGAATTGAGTCTGTCGACGTAATGCTGTTTGCATACTGAAACTTGACTGCCTTTTCCAAGTCCGCCGCCTGTGCGCGGGCGAGAAGGTCAGCCTGCGCCTGTAGTCCCTTTTTAACATGCTTAGGCAACCGTTTAAAATCGCTTATCTTGAAGCCATCTTGAATCGCCAAAGGGTCTGCAAAACGAAGGTCAAACTTTGTGGTTTTGATTTTCTTATTTTCTTCGACAACCTGATTCAGCGACTTGATTGAAAGCGCCGTCATCGCAGATTGTAGGCTCGTCCGGTATTTGGTAACTCCGCCAACCTCAACCTGGCGAGTGGCATCTGCCTTGGATGATTCTGGAAGGCTTTCCCACGCCTTGAGTAAATCGGCAATCAGTTTGTCCTTGATCGCGGTTAGACTCGAACGCATTAGATCGCCAACTCCCTCGCTGCCTTTCTCCATAAGGCTTTGAACGGGCGAAGCGAACCTTACAACACGCTCACGTTTTTTTTTATCTGACAGCGCCTTGCCATCTTCGGGCGCATCTTCAGGCTTGCCATCAGCGCCGCCAGGGTCTTGGTTTCCATTGTCAGGGGTTTCCTCGACTTCTTGTGGTTCTTCGTTTCGCATTGGTATCCATTTGAATCGCTCGCGGGCGTGTCTGGAGTCCTCCTCCGACCAGTTTCCAAACGCGCCTGAATTCTTCATTGTGCTTATAATCGTCGCCAATTCAGTCCCCGCTTGATCCGAAATGCCTGAAATACAAAATTCAGGTATTGGTGCGTCCGGCCCAAAGTTCATTCGAACCAAACGGGGTAAAATTTTATGATTGAAAACACGCTTTGGAACACGCGCCAGGTATTCAATGCCTGCAATAAAGAAGTCTGAAAGGTCCTGGCCGAGGGCATAGGCACCGCCGTTCCCACCCTGGCCAAGATTGAGAAAGTTTGCACAGATTGAACGGGTGATAGCCTCGTCCTCTTTGGCAATTGCCTTCTGAACAGTGTCAGCCGAAAAGTTTGATTTTATAAAATCGATTTCCCACCCGTTTGGAATCATTGCAGACTGCAATTCGTGCGAAGAAAGTTTGCGAATTACCGCCTCCATCTTTGTCCGGGTTTCGTCGTCGTCTGTTTCCGGCACCTTACAAATTGGCGTATCGAGCGCCGTTCTCTCAATGCCAATGGCTTCGAGTTTCAGGTAGGTATTCTTTCGCAGCCAGTTGCCGTAAGGCTGGCGTAAAATGCTCATGCCCTCATAGTTTGCACCCTTTTGCTTAAGGGTGAACGGGTGAAGAAAATCTGCCGGAACAACTCTAACCTCGGCCATGTCGCCGTGCACCTGCTGATCAATTGAAATCAATTCCCCGGTCTGTGGGTGAATGTTCCATCGCTCTACAGTTTTTTGTGAAATATATCGCAACTCAGAAATGCCGATATAGTCGCCCCAATCGCGATTCTTTTTTACAATTTTGTTCTGCTCCCAGAACAGAGAGAAGCCAAATGGAATGAACGAAAGGATTTCTTCCCACACTAATTCCCATGGTCGATCCATGTCGTTGAAAATTACGTGTGAACAAAAGTCTGCAATCTTCTTTGCATCGTCATATCCTTCCTCATCGTCGGAAAGTGTTGGATCGATTCGAACAGTTGCTTTTAGCAATGGGTTTGTGATTGCGTTTAGGATCATCGAAACCTGAGTGTCTGAGGTTTGCAT